TTCTTACTGGACCATAAGAATATCTTATTTTATATCCAGAATTATCTTGACTTGAACTCTTATTAGGTTTAGCATCATCTTCTGATACGCTTAATTTAGTTAAATCAAACTCTTCATTGTCATTACCTACTGCTTCACTATGTATAAGTTCCCATTCATCAGAAACAACCTCTCCTAATACTTCTAATTGAGTGTATAAGTCTTCTGCACCTTCATCAGACAAATCTAATTCTTCTTGTGAGCTTAATTTCTCTCCTGTTTCTTCTTCTCTCTTAACTTTAGTAGAAATGTTTTCTAATTCTGTAAATTCTATTGGTTGTAGAGTAACAAAGTATAAACTTAAGTATATTTTGTTAAATGCAAGTATCTCATCTAAACCATCTATTATATTCTGTTGAAATGGTCTGATTACTATGTTATCCATAAGTATAGATGCAGTTCTAAGTTCTTCTGCATTGTTTCCAAACCCTGTATTGTCTTTTATACCTAATAATATAGGAGAAACAATACCATGACCAAGCATTATCTTTTCTCTGCTTTCGTCAGCCAAGAATTGATACTGTGCATGAGCATCTGGAAGGTGAATAGGCTGTAAATCTGCTTGAGTTTCTGTAGACTCATTAAAAGTAAGTATGAATTTACCTGCATTTGAAGAGCCACTAAACTTATCATATATTTTGTGTTCAATAAGCTCTTGAGTTTCTTCATTAGGTACTCCATTGTTAAAGTTTATTAATAAAGAAGGCTGTAATCCATTCTTTATATTATTTATATGATAATTACTTACTTCTTCTTCTAATTCTGCATATTGTAAGCAAGATTGATAGTCTACTGGAGAATAATAGTAAAATCCTGACCTATATGGTTTAAATACATATATTTCTATAACCTCTTTTTTAGAACCATTGCCAAAAGAAGGTATTCTTTTAGGTTTATCACTAGGCTTCATTTCAGACCACTTAGGATGATAGTAATAAGCTTCTATTTGGCCTTTTTTAGCTTTTTCTGCTCTAAGAGTCTCCATAGGAAAGTGTAACACCTTCACAATGGCTGTTTTTGGCTTGTTATAGACCACTTGAACAGCAGATTGGCCTAGCATCTTATAATCGTTCACAACACGCCTTAAATCCTTTTGTTTTAAGAGCATTTTCATTTTGGCATACATCTCAGGTTTTATTTGACTGTCTGTAGCTTCTAATCCTCTACCATAAATCATATCTACGATACCATTTATACATCTTGCGTTTGTAGGACTTCCTAAGTATTTATCTATAAGTTCATCAAAGTAATCATTATTATCTCCATATTGAACCCAGTCTTTTCCGTAGACTTCTTTTATTTCTGGTATTTCATAACCAGATAGATTAACTACTCTAATATTTTTATTTTCCATATTATATTACTATGTATTCGTCTTCAGTACCTGCTCCATATTGAGTGTACTTGTTTTCGTTTAATGTATGTATTACTTCATCATTTGTTTGAGAAGTTACATAAGCCTTATCTCTGTACCATAAATTACCACCTTTACTAAATTGTAAGTAGTAAGCACTCTCTGCTTTTAATATAGTAGAAGCCAATGATACAGAAACAAAGTTTCCATTTTCAGAAGCTGTAAGGTCTGTTAGTGTTTCGCTTTTGTTTGTTCCGTCTTGTGTTATAGTAAGATTTATACTTGACAAAGACGTTTTGTCTCTAGGGATTATATTAATCGTTTGAGAATTTGTATTTGGAAGTAATCTTATCATAATAAGATAACTGAAAAGTATTGATTTTGTTTTATATAGAAAAAGCCCTAATTAAAGGGCTTTATATCTATTATGTTTAAGAGTGTACTATGTTTAAGAGTTTACAACAGTAAATCCAACAGTAGTAGGGTCAGCTTCCATAAAGTTAGCTGGAGCTTTTTCCATTCCTGTTAAAGTTAAAGTATATCCACTTAAATCTCCCATAGCACCACCTGTAACAACAGTTCCTCCTGAGACATCCATTCCATGCTCTATACCAGCTAAGAAATAATTTCCGTTGTTATCTTTAATGATAACATGAGGTCTCCCCCAAGAAAGTAATTTTAATTCTTTGTGGTCAGCAACAGATAATTTGTGTAAAGTTAATTCAAGAACTTGCTCAAAAGCAGTTGTTCCGTTTTCTCTACTAGACTGAATGTTTTGTGTGAAAGATGAAGTTCCTTTAATGTCATATTCGTATGCAGATGGAGTTCCAGTGATTGACTCTATGGCATCTGTGTTAGTTGTGTCAAACGTAATGTTTGAATATAACGAACTGTCATAATTTACAAAGTAAACTTTATCTAACCCACCAACACTGTCTTTACAAGGTTCTGTTCTATATAGTGATAAATTACAAGACATATTATTAGTTTTAAAAGTTAGTATTAAAAGGGTGAGTGGTTAAGCCCACCCCTTATTCATTATTATTATTAAGCGTTTACTCTATATACGATATCTCCTCCGATTCCGTATTGAACTCCACTTGTAAACCTCATGATTACTCTTACATTTTGAGAACCATCTAGGTCAGCCATATCAATAACTTTTACTTCGTTGTGGTCAGATAAAAGACCTGTACCAAAGTATAAGTTAGATTTTTCAGCAGCAACAGCAACGTTGTCAGCAAGTCCGTTAGCAACAAATAGTTTTACACCATCGAAGTTTAATGAACCATTGTTCCACCATTGAGTTCCTTGAGCATTTACACCATTAGCACCTAATCCAGAAGCACCAAATCCTCCTAAAGCTCTTACATAAGCTCTAGCGATGTTTTGAGATACATAGATGTACATATCTTCTTGTCCGTATAAAGAAGAAGGAATTGCATCTACGATAGAACCTAATTCAGAAATTACGTTAGCAGAAGTAATTGCAGCACCAGTTACATCGATAACATCAGCATCAGCAGCTAATAAAGTGGAGAATCCGTCAAATTGACCAGCTCCATCTACTCCAGACCAAATAGTCTGCTCAGTTTTCTCAGCAACTTTAGCAGCAACATGAGAGATTAAAAAATCACTGAATTTTGGAGGTAATTTGTCAAATGAAGAATATCCCATTTGAATCGCTTCCCAATCAGAACGGAAGTCTTTTTTACATAACTCAACATTAACTTGGAATTCTTTTGGTTGAAGAATTCTTTCGACTAATGTAACTGTGCCTGTGTCAGCAAAGTCGCAAGTTGCATCAGCGATAAGTCCACTTGTAGAGACTTTCTTGATTACTTCTTTAAACTTTACGTTAGGTTTTACTGTAATTCCACCATTTTCTATAGTAGAACCAGATAATAATGCAGCAGAGATATACTTTCCAGCAAACTCTCCAGCATAAGAACTTGTAATTGAAGTTGTAGTAGCCATTTTTTATTATTTTAGTTTTGGTTTATTATGATATTTTGTTTAATACTCTATCCATTATTGTTTGTGGTCTGTTTTGACCATATAAATGAACATTGTTTTTTTCTACATCGGATTCAGGAGAATGAGCAATAGGCTCTACTTCTGATTCCTGTGAAGATAATTCCACTTCACTTTCTTCTGATACTTCTTCAGAACTCAATTCTTCTGGAACTTCAGGTGATTTTTCATCACTCATTGATTCCATTAATTGGTCGTACATTGCTTTTACTTCAGCAATAGCTTTAGAAAGTTCTTCTTTAGTAGCGTATAAATCTTCTTTCTCAATTTCCTCTACAGGAATTTCATCAGAAACTTCATCCTTTACTTCTTCGATAACTTCTTCAGCTAATTGTACATCTTCTTGTACTTCTATCTCTTCGACTTTTTCTTCAGTCTCAGATAGTAAGATTTTCTTAAATTTGTCTACGATGTCGGTAGCTTTCATATATTATTGATTTAAATTAATAGTATAACTTGATAACCTCAAGCTTTTATTTCTGTTGTATTTTTAAGCTTTCTTCTGTATTATAAACCATTCAACACCATCTGACCATACTTGTATTCCTTCATATTCTATATTAATTACATAAGGGTCTGTAGAGCCATCTA